CCGCTCTTATCTCCGGTTATTTGTAAGTCTCCACCGCTTATAAGTATAGTTTTCATAGAATCGGTTAAGTTTTCAGCACCAATTACATGATCTAGTATTTTTTCTAGTTCGATACTTTCGTCGTATGCGTCAACATTTATATTACCCTTACCACATCTAGGTAAAGTGGATTGAATAGTTTTTTCATCCGCGTAACCGAAGTCGTGTTTTGCGTCTGATACTGCAAGTTCTTGTCCTTGAGTGCAACTAAAAGTAGTTGCAAATCCGTGTTTGAGGTTAGATGTTTTTTCAATCCATTCGTTATATTTAGTTCGTGTACTTGGGTTTGTAATATCACGTCTTTCGAAAATATAAGTTATTATTTCTATCTTTTCTTCCATTGGTATACAAGAGTCATTAAAAATCCTGTTCTGTTCAGTTCGTAATGATAAGTCGTCCATATTTATTAAACACGTTTTAAAATTTTTAAATTTTAAATGGTAATTGGTAATTGTTAATTGTTTAGAGGATGGGGAATCCGAGGGCTCCTCCGGTGACGCGGACGATGTTGTGGGAGATACCGTTGACAACAAGTTCCCATCCGTTTCCGATGCCGGAGACGTTGGCGGGGATGATCGAGATGTTCGTGAGCATACCGTAGTTGGTGGATCCGCAGGGATCAACCTTCAACAGGTCGAGAGCATACGAGTACATGTGAATTCCAGGCTCGCTGGTAGGGATGGACTCGGCGTGGTAGAAAGGTTGCAGGTGCGTGAAGAAGTTCGAAGGGACGGATCCAAGACGGGTGGTGTTCTCGTACAGAAGAGTGACGTTGTCGATGGGGGACTTGCGATCGTAGACACCGGCAGCCTCCTTGGCGACAACCTTGGTGTGGTACCTGGAGAGTTGATCTCCTCCGGATCCATCGATACCGACACCTGTCTGGGCGGTTGTGTCGAGAGCGGTGTTGCGCAGACCGAACATGAGGGCCTTGATTCCATGCGAGAAACGGATGTCGTACTGGGCGGTTCCGTCAGTCGTGTAAGAGGTGATGGGCTGGGCCTGCATCTGCTCGATGGCGATGTCCCTGGTGGTGGCTCCCATGAGGGTACGCTCCTCGTTGGTGACGATAGCGTAGTTGGCCCAGACACGCGCCTTGGTAAGGGAGATGGCGGCGGAGTTGGAGTAAGTGGTTGCGGATGCGGCCATGGGGGTGTTTCCAGCAAGCTCGAATCCAGAGAGGAGCTCAGCGGCAGTGCGCATAGTGAAGTTGATGCGCATGTCGTTGTAGGGAAGGGCCGCAGTGGGGAGGGCAATTCCTGACTCGCGGGAGAAGAAGAAGGGAAGGGGAAGGCAGAGCTTGTGGGCGACACTGGCATCAAGTCCGTGGAGGAAGACGGCGTCCTGTCCGTTGGCAGCCAAAGTCTTAACACCGGCTCCAATCATAGCATCGTAACCAGCCTTCTTAGAGGCAGAGACGGAGAAGGCGGCCCAGAAATCGAGCTGAGTGGACTCGATCTTCATAGCGACCAGGTCGTTGAAGGTGATGGTGACCTCCTTGACAAGGTTGTGCATGAAGTTCTTGCACCAGAAATTCCTGTGGGTGTCAGCAGAAGACGCCTGCACCGCGGTGATCACAGGGGTGGTGACCTCGAGCCACGTCTGGAGAAGGTAATCAGCAGCGCGGGAGATGGTCACGGACCAAGTGTTGCCGAAGTCAGCGGTTCCGGAAGCGGAAGCAAGTACAACGGGCACCTGGGAGAACCAAGTAGACTTGACGTGCTGACGGACGAAGTAAGTGACAGCGTCGTCTCCTCCGTAGAGGTAGGTCTCGAGGGTATCGAGGGTGGCGAGATCGACAAAGGCCGAGGTAACGTTAGATGTATAGGATGACATGTTTTATTAGAGTGTAGAAAATTTTTTTAAATAATAAATAAAATTTTATTTGTATTGAATACGTTTTATTTGTATTGAATACGTTTTATTTGATAATAGATTTTAAGACGTGTAGTATCCGACTAAATAATAATGGCTTCTTTTGATATTCTGGAGATCGATATACGTATAAGAGACGAATTGTCTGGTATAAATGTCGACAAGTATATTAAAATACGCGATGAGATGTCGAAGGCTATAGCGGTGAAAAACTCAAACCTTGATAAAGACATTGTTGATAAAATACAAAAAGAAATGGATAGACTAGGATTGTATATAACTGAATTACAAAATAATTATAATATTAATTTCTACATCAGCGATACTGTTCATTTTATTGAAGACTATAAACGTCTACTTAAAGTACCCAAGAAGATGAACTTCATAGGGAAACTTATAGAAACTGACAATCAGGAAAAATATGAAATACTAAACGGTTACCTAAAAGCCAGTTCTAAGTACACTAATATAACACACGAGAAAATAGTCGTTGATGTGAAATGTTTCAACTGTCATAGAAATCTAGAATATGAGATACTAGAAGATAGTACCTTTATATGTAGCAATTGCTCTTCCGAACAAGGTTCTTCTATAATTGTATCCTCTTTCTCGGATGCTGAACGAGTCAATATATCGTCGAAATATTCGTACGATAGAAAGACCCATTTTAGGGAATGCGTAAGTCAATATCACGGAAAACAGAACGTTATTATACCCGCCAAGGTGTATACAGATCTTGACAAAAGTTTCTTGTTTCATGGATTGGTTGATGGTACGGTCGCCACACCTCGTTTTAAACGATATACCCGTGTATCAAAGAAGGTCGTACTTATGTTTCTGAAAGAACTAGGATATTCTAAGCATTATGAGAATTTGAATCTTATTCATTCAGTAGTTACTGATTCTAAACTAGATGATATCAGTCATCTAATGGACCTTATACTGGATGATTTCGACGCTTTATCTGAACTATACGACCGTAAGTTTACCCACGTGAGTCGGAAGAATTTCATAAACACACAGTATGTATTATTTCAACTGCTACGTAAGCACGGACATGACTGCGACAAAGAAGATTTCACCAATTTGAAAACTGTTGATAGGAAATTCTTCCACGAGGAAATCATCAAAAAATTGTTTCAAGATCTGGGTTGGAATTATGTTTCGATATTTTGAAAAATATATTCTATAATAAATGATTTTACAATACGCATTCAATAACGTTAAACATGGTGTAGAAAATAACTGTTATGAAATAGTTGTAGTCGGGTGTGTAGTTTTCCTCATCCTTGTCATGGTATTTCGTTTTTTCACGTCTACTGAGGATGGTACTTGGACAAAAAAGAAATATTACGAATTATTACCTGTTAGGGAAACAACAGATTACAAACCCCCTCCAAGTGAGGCCGGAGATAGCAAGGGTGAGATCGAATGTCGACGTGTACTTAACAATATATTCGATCGACCTTTTCATAAAGATCGTCCCAACTTTCTAAACAACCCTGTCACGGGTGGTAAACATAACCTGGAGTTAGACTGCGTTGATCACGAGTTGAAAATAGCGGTTGAATACAACGGAGCACAACACTACAAGTTCATACCTCATTTCCACAAAAGTAAGCAACATTTCCAAGCACAAATGTATAGAGATGACATGAAACGAAGGATGTGTAAAGACGAAGGTTACACACTCATAGAAGTTCCGTATACTCTAAAGATAAAGGAAATTGATAATTTTATTAAAACAGAACTTAGTACGGCCGGGAAGATATAACAAATTTATTTAGTGAAACAACCGGATCTCCAGCCAACAGCACCTCCATTATTACGTTCCTTAACACCTGGGGCGATATCCGGGTGTAACGAACACTCCCATGTACCACTCATGACTCTAGTAGTATCTCTACCAGTCAGACTAAAGGAGTTACAATCACTGTTATCGTTACATAAGTCCCTACAAGTAGAAACCACTGCTTGTTGTTCACTTTGGGGATAATCAGACCAGGATACTCTAGACTTGTTGATTGTATGAACTTCTAATACTGATTGTGTGTCACATATTCTAGGCCATTTGTCAAAATCATTTGCCATCTCGCATACACCCGATCCATTACACGTAGACATATCACCTGTCGGTACTCCGCCGTCCCAAACATACGGATACAAAGAACTACAATATTCATCTGATTTATTATAACCATCTAACGGTTTACATTTATACGGAACCGCTTTATTGCGACTACTACCATCTCCTATCTCAGTGATATTATACTGTATACACGACCCATCAACCTCTTTAATGTCAGTAACAGGTTTACAATTACCACCTTCATTTTCTCTACAATATCCACAATTTGCGTCTACAGCACACACAGGTTGTAAATACGTTGTTCCGTCGATCCTTTTGAATTCCTCCACTTCACCGGACTCTTTATCACATTCACATAAATAACCATATTCCTGACCACTTCCGTCTTTTACAGCCCA